ATGATAGCACGTTTCTTTATTCGTGTTGAAGAAAAAGAAATGGATATTATAGATACCTATAAGGAAATCAAAAAGTAACAATGTGAAATGAATGAAGGGTAACTTGAACGATTCAAACTATTTTCTTTATGCCGCACATAATTATATGAATCCATGTGTAGACCAAGAAGAATTCCTTGAAGATCTGAATAGAATAAAAAACATTCGTAGATTATTCGGCAGATATGAGCGTAAAGGTGAACTGAAAGAACGGTTGATATTGAATCACCTTGTGGTTCTGTATAATGTGTTTGAGCATCAAGCACTCACGCGCATGCTTGCTCTCAGATTATACGATCATCTACATCAGTTGAAACCATTTCTTATGCTGCTAAACTATTGGCCAGACAAGATTGAAAACATAGGTTCAGACAACGAAACTATTATATCGACCAATGTCATGATGGATATGCGAATAGTAGAATTGCTGAGGCAAATATGACAAAAGAAGTAAAAGAAGATATCGCCAACGTTGCTGGAGATGCTGTAAGCACTTCAAACGTGCATTGGAGTTATCGCCAGCCAAAGATTGGTCCTAAAGGTAATCGTAAGAAATACGGTCAGCCGATATCTTTCAACACATTCATTCGCCGCCGCAACAAATACCTAGAAAACCTTCAGGTAGAAAGTTTGCAGCAGGTGAATGGTAGATGGGCATTGGTATCTAAGGAAACTGGTCGTCCACTTGCTTATTATAAAGGTGAAGGCAAACCATCTGATGATTGGGTGAAGAAACAGGAAAGACGAGTACAGTATTTCAAACACATGAAAGGATAGGTCATGGGTCTTGGGATAAAGATTGCGATCGGCGTTATTATATTGAGTATGCTCGGCGGAAGCTGGGTTTATATCAAGGCACTCAAAGCCGAACTACAGGTAGCTGCAGAAGTTCAGGGTAAAATGCAAGGCGTTATTGACGGGCAGAAAGCAGTCATGGAACGTCAGGCAGAGGACCTGAAGAAGCAGCAGGAAATCAATAACGATGTGAATAAGAAGTTTGCTGATTCACAGAAAGCAGTTGGCGAACTACAGAAGAAGTTCGAGAAGCGCAACTTCGATCAGCTAACTAAGAAGAAGCCAGACGCAGTTGAAAAGAAGATCAATCGCGGAACAGAATATGCTCTTCGTTGCAATGAACTTGTTACTGGTTCTCCATTGACAGACGAAGAAAAAACAGGTAAAGTAAGAAATAGTATTTGTAGCGATTTGATTGAACTATTGAGGAAAGAAAATGAACCTGCTAAGAAATAGTGCTATTATCATCGCCGGATTCGCTTTGGCTGGTTGCACTGCTACTATGCCAAAGGTATTAGTCAAGCCTGAGTTGGTTGATCGCCCTGAACTAGTTGTTCCTTCAGTTCAACCTATTATTCAGTCCGATATGAAATGGATAGTCTTGACACCAGACAATTATGAGCGTAAGATAAAAGAACTGGAAGCGGCTGGAGGATCAGTGACTTTATTCGCACTATCCGCTCAGGGTTATCGCAATCTCAGCATGAACGTTGCGGAACTTCGTAAATATATTCAGCAGCAGAACTCAATCATCGCTGCTTACAAGAAGTATTATAAAAACGAAGAAAAGAAGCCAGCCAAAAAATAGTCTTGACAAATCCCCTTGACCTTTATATAATGAACCTATGTCAATCACCACAGACCTCAAATATGCAGGCATGATCTCGCACAAACTTCTTCTGTTTAAGAAGAAGAACGATCGCCTATTCAACTTTCGCTGCCCCTTTTGCGGCGACTCTCAGCGTAACAAACTAAAGGCACGAGGATATCTGTTCGAAAAGAGCGGATCTCTTATCTACAAGTGCCATAACTGCGAAGCAGGAACATCACTAGGCAAACTCATCGAACTAGTAGATCCTGCTATCGCTAAGGCATATCGTCTAGAATCATTCCAAGATCGCGTTCAGGCGAACAATTCGATCGACCAGTTCATTATACCTAAGAAAGAGGTAGAGATACCTAAGACGGTTCTCGATGATATGTTGCCGCGACTGGATCAGTTGCCAGATCATCATCGAGCAGTGCAGTATGCTAAGGGTCGCATGATCCCTAGAGATAGGTTTCGTGACCTATACTACGCACGCAATATGAAAGATCTGGAATCACTCAATCCTGCATATGAAGGTCGTCTAATGGCAGACGAACGCCTGGTCATACCATTCCGCCGTGAGGATGGTATGCTTACAGGCATTACAGGTCGTGCTATGGGTAACTCATCATTGCGTTATGTTACTGTACGAATCACTGATGATCCACTTGTATATGGCATGGATCGTGTAAAGCGAGGCATACCAATATACGTTATGGAAGGACCGATAGATAGTATGTTCATTGACAATGCTATCGCTGCTGGAGGAACGGACTTTACTCGAGCAATATATAACATCGGATCAAAAGAAAAAATAATTTTAATTTTCGATAATCAACCAAGAAACAAACAGGTTGTTCAACGAGTCGAAACCTTCGCAAAACGTGGATATCCAATGGTTATTTGGAATAATTTATGGAAATATAAAGATATCAATGACGCTGTACTCTCAGGATGTAGTACATCGGAAATCATGTACATACTAAATAAAACCACGTATGATGGTCTGTCCCTGAAGTTGGCTATCCGAGATTGGAAGAAATGTTGACGCAAACGCAATGTTTGCGAACGTTATTATATTACCTAAACGCACGCACGGAGAAGAATAAAAAATGTCTAATCACCTTCCTACACTTTATCAGCAATTCATTCATTTATCCCGTTATTCCCGTTTTCTATGGGATCAGGGTCGACGTGAAACGTGGGATGAGACGATTAGTAGATTTTTCAATTTCTTCGAAGAGCATCTAAAAGAAAAGCATAAGCACGATATCTCAAACATTCGCAAGGAACTCGAAGAAGCAGTTCTTTCACAGAAGGTAATGCCTTCTATGCGTTGTGTTATGACTGCTGGTGAAGCATTGAAGCGCGAGAACGTTGCTGCATATAACTGTTCTTATGTTGCCATCAATCGTCCACAGTCATTTGATGAAGTGCTATATATCCTTATGAACGGCACAGGTGTTGGTTTCTCCGTTGAATCAAAGGACGTTGAACAACTTCCGCTTATTGCAGAAAATCATTTTGACACCGACACAACTATCGTAGTTGCTGATAGCAAACTCGGTTGGGCAAAAGGACTCAAGGAACTGATCGGTATGCTATACGTTGGTCAGATTCCTCGTTGGGATCTATCCAAGATTCGTGCTGCTGGTACTCCACTGAAAACATTCGGTGGTCGTGCATCTGGTCCAGAACCACTAGACGCATTGTTCAAGTTCTGTGTTGATATTTTCAAGAAGGCAGCTGGTCGTAAGTTGACCACAATCGAATGTCATGATATCGTATGTAAGATTGCTGACATTGTAGTTGTTGGTGGCGTTCGTCGTTCTGCTCTTATTTCATTGTCAGATCTCAACGACGATCGTATGCGTGTTGCTAAGTCTGGTCAGTGGTGGCTTGATGAATCACAGCGCGCACTTGCCAACAACTCAGCGGTATATCGCGAGAAGCCAGACATGGGTCTATTCATGGAAGAGTGGAAGTCTCTTTATGAATCAAAGTCTGGTGAGCGTGGTATCTTCAATCGTGCTTCTGCTATTGCTACTGTAAAGAAGCACGGTCGTCGTGATCCCGATTATGACTTTGGTACTAATCCTTGCTCAGAAATCATTCTGCGTGATAAGGAGTTCTGTAATCTAACAGAAGTTGTCGTTCGTGCCACAGACTCAATGGAAGATCTGAAGGCAAAGGTTCGTCTTGCAGCTATTCTTGGTACATGGCAGTCAACACTTACCAACTTCCGTTATCTTTCGTCTGCATGGAAGAACAACTGCGAAGAGGAACGGTTGCTCGGCGTATCACTAACAGGCATTATGGATTCGGAGTTGACTAATGGAAAGAAAGAAGGACTGGCTGAAAGACTGGCTGAACTTCGTGATGTTGCCGTTGCTACTAATAAAGAATATGCTAACATGTTGGGTATTCCCCAGTCTGCAGCTGTTACTTGTGTTAAGCCTTCAGGCACTGTTTCTCAGCTTTGTGATTCTGCATCTGGTATTCACGCGCGTCATAACCCTTATTACATCCGCACCGTCCGCGCTGATAAGAAAGATCCGCTCGCTGCTCTGATGATTGATGCTGGCATTCCAGTAGAAGATTGCGTGATGCGTCCTAACAATGTATATGTGTTCTCCTTCCCAATGAAGGCACCAGACAACGCAGTATTCCGTACCGACATGACTGCTATCGAACAGCTAGAACTATGGGTGACATATCAGGATAACTGGTGCGAACACAAACCATCTGTTACCATTTCTGTCAAGGAACACGAATGGCTGGATGTTGGCGCTTGGGTTTACAATCACTTCGACAAGATGTCTGGGGTTTCTTTCCTTCCGTTCTCTGATCACGTTTATGCTCAGGCACCTTATCAGGATTGCACGAAAGAAGAATACGAAGCATTCGCTGCTAAGATGCCAAAGGATATTGACTGGGCACGACTCAAAGATTATGAAAAGACTGATCTTACATTAGGCGCACAAGAATTGGCGTGTGTAGCTGGTGGATGTGAGGTGTGATGCGTGGCAGAGAAAGATTTTGATTGCCCTTGCGGGGAACACGAATATACAGTAGTATATCGCCGCAAGAATAAAAAAGACGAACCTTTATTTTGTCCTTTTTGTGGCGCGGAAGCTGAAGAAGAAAAGATTGAAGAACTCGAAGAGGACGAAGACGAGTAAATATATAAGTTCATGGATTACGAAAACCCGTGGACTTTTGATGGAATGCCGTTCGGGAGTGATGATATCAACAAATACTATGGTTTTGTGTATTTGATCATCACTCCCGAGGGTAAGAAATATATCGGACGCAAATACTTCTGGAGCGTTCGTAAAGTAAAAGGCAAGTCTCGCCGCCAACGCAGTGAAAGCGATTGGAAAACGTATTATGGCTCCAGTGAAGTTCTCAAAGAACAAATAAAGAAATCAGATAAAAATCTTTACAAGAGAGAGATTTTATCTTTACACACGACAAAAGGTCGCGTAAACTACGAGGAAGTAAAAGAACAGTTCTTCAATGAAGTTCTAGAAGATGAGGATTATATAAATGACAACATCAACGGCAAGTGGCACCGAAGCCCCGAACACATCAGAAGCAAATCCCGATACTCTGCCAGATCATCTGGGCGGTCATCTCGACAAGACGCACAATGACCGTGGCACTCTAACTTATCTCATCGAAAACTATGGCATCAAATCTTTCCTGGATATCGGTTGTGGTCCAGGAGGCATGGTGAATCTTGCTGAGATGCGTGGTCTGAAGGCACTCGGTATCGACGGCGACTGGCAGGTAGATAAGGAAACCAGCAATATCGTTATTCACGATTTCACTACTGGTCCTGCGCCGATTGAAGGTGAGTATGATGTTGGTTGGAGCGTGGAGTTTCTTGAGCACGTCGAAGAAAAGTATCAGGAAAACTATATGAAGGCATTCCAGTTGTGCGATTATGTTATAGCAACTGCTGCTCCTCCTGGATATCCTGGTCATCATCACGTCAACTGTCAGCCAGAATCTTACTGGCATCAGGTATTCTCGGACTATGGTTTCGAATATGACGATGAAGTAACTCAGAAGATTCGTAAGGAATATTCTACAATGCAGAAGCCGTTCATGCAACGCACGGGTATGTTTTTTGTGAGGAGAACGTGATGGATCCGATTCGTATTTTTATTGGCACATCATCAAACAACGAAGATGTAGAAGCAGAAATGGTGCTGGAGTATTCGCTCCGCACCAACACTTCTCGTGAACTTGATATCACATGGATGCGCCAGACGCACGATGAAGAATCGCCTTGGGGTGGTTGGCAGACCGAGCGTTGGTCGACTCCTTTCAGCGGATTTCGTTGGGCGATTCCTGAAGTATGCGACTACGAGGGCAAGGCAATCTACATGGACGTGGATCAGGTAAACATTCGTGATATCAGCGAACTGTTTGATACTGATCTAAATGGTCGCGCATGTGGCGCTCGCCGTGGTGCTAGATTCGGCGGTCATGAGTTTTGCGTAATGCTTATTGACTGCGAGCGTATGGGTCGTGAGTTGGTTTCTATCGAGCGCATGAAGATCAACGAAGATATTCACCACAGATATATTGGAAAGTTCTCTGGCAATGCTGATTTGGTATTCGACCTAGATCCTCGTTGGAATAATCATGATGGTGAAGGAATAGGTCTTGACAACATATGGCATTTACACTATACTAAAATGAGTACACAGCCATGGAAACCGAAGTGGTTCACTGGAACTACCGAAGAACATCCTCGTGAAGATCTTGTGAAGTTCTGGTTCAATATGCGAGAAATGGCGCTCGGTGCTGGTTATAAGTTGAAGTTGAATAACGATACATTCGGAGACTATAATATCATAGGAAGATAGTGATGTTCAAACTGTATGCGTCTTGCGATCCTGTTTATCTGCGCGAACATGCTCCTGCTTTGATGGCGTCTGCTGCCGAAGCAAACAACAATCTTCATATACATATCATCAACGGCGAAGGCGAAGAGATTCGCTTTATGGATTCTCTTCGCCAGATATGGGAAAAGATGACGGATGCTCAACTATCCTATACTTGGGCAACTCAGTTTGCTCCTTCTCATAACAGTTCCGAACAGCGTACAATATTTGCCTGTGATAGATTCGTTACTGTTGCTGATATTCTACAGATGGATGGTCAGAACAGTTATCTAATCATCGATGTTGATTGTCTGATCATGAAGCATATCGAAGAACCTTCTAAGAGCATTGGATTGTTTCTTCGTGCGCCGCTGCCAGGATCAGTTGGTTGGGAAAACGAAGGCAGCAAGGTAGCAGCAGGTGCTGTATATTATCATCAGTCTGCCGCTCCTTTTGCAAAGCAGGTTGCGGAACGCATTCGAAAAGGACCGAATGCTTGGTTCCTGGACCAAATCGCACTGAATGAAACATATGAACTCAATCGCCATAAGTACACGTTCGAGAAGTTCACTCCAGAGTTCATGGATTGGGAGTTCATTGATGGCACGACCATCTGGACTGGTAAGGGTCCGCGAAAGTATAACAATCCAAAGTATGTTGCTAAGAAAAATGAGTTCAATGGAAAGATGATCTAATGAAGATTACAGTACTTTTTCCTCGCCTCGATGTTATGTTCAAGAAAGGACCAGTTCCTGAGCAAAGAGGATCTATTCCGCCTATTCGTTTGCACTGGCAGCAGTTTGCACAGACGCTAATCAATCATCATCGCCTCAAAGGTGATCGTGTAGAAATGATTGAAGAACCGCTGTGGAAGTTCACACCAGAGTTTGCCGAAACTCTAGACGCAGATATAGTATATGTTCCTCACCGTGAGCGACATGCGTTTCCGGTAAACAATAAGGAAGCGCGATACTATATGCAGACTGTGTTTCCTTGGCAGTTCTATATCGACAGCAAGGGATATGCTGGTGGCGTTTCTTGCTATCCATTCGAGTATGATCCAAACGCAGAGAACGACTTCTACGATAAAATGTATGCTCGTGCGGTTTTGGGTGATAGTAAGTTTAATCAGCCAGCAAAGAAAGACTTCAATGCTCCTTCGGATTTTATTTTATTTGCTTGCCAGATTCCACACGACGAAACGATCAAGCATCACTCTGATTATAATGTCGAACAGGCACTTGAGGCAACCTGTAAGGCAACAGCGGAACTAAATATACCTCTATATGTGAAACCTCATCCAGTGAATCCTGCGAGTCAGATGCCGCTGTTGTTCATTGCGAATAAGTATAAGCACGTTCGTTGGGTTGAGGGAGTGAATATTCATGATATCATGTCAAAGGCAAAAGCTGTTGTTGTAGTGAACTCTGGCACAGGCATGGAGGCATTGCTTCATCGGCGACCAGTCGTCACCTTTGGTAGATGTGAATATGATTGCGTGACTAATCAAGCTACGACTGTAAATATCGTTGATATCCTCAGGAATCCTGTATTCAACGAAAAAGAAGTACGAGCGTTCTTCGCGTCATGGTATAACTGGACCTATGACTCAAGAAACTTTAACTCTTTTAATGATTTGTAGGAGGACTAAATGTACTGGGGATATCATCTAATGCTCGATTGCGGTATGTGTGATCAACATGCTATCCGCGACTACGATACAGTCTATAAGTTTGCTAAGGAACTGGTACAAAACATTGACATGGTTGCTTATGGCGAACCACAGATCGTTGACTTCGGAACGGGCGATAAGGCAGGATTCACTCTTGTTCAGTTGATTGAAACAAGTAACATCTGCGCTCACTTTGCTAATGAAGACGGCGCAATCTATCTCGACGTTTTTTCATGCAAGACGTTTGAAAGTAATAAAGTAATTGCTTTGGTACAGAAG